CATCGAGGACGTCTTGGATTCGCGTTGAGATATCGAAATCATCAAGGTCGAAGTGATGTGACATGTAGCGATCTATCTGGCTCTCCACATCGAGATTGTTCTCTGCCCACGTTGTAATGCGATCATCGAGGGCGTCCTCGTCCACCGCAATGCGCGCCGCGACTGTCTCCTCAAGCTCGGCGCGTGCATCGGCAAAGCGCTGCCCAATTACGGCATCCAGCTGCAAGGTCACCGCTGCGGTGACCTGTTCGACCAGAGTCGCGAGCATCGCCTCGAGCATCTTTACTACTGCTGACTGTTCCATGTCTTTATCCTTTCTAGGTTGTCCGCCGGAATGGCGTGCCGCCACTATAAACAGAATCGCGGCAATAGTCAAGCATCTTCTACAGTCAGCACACAAAAATCATCCGCGATGATATCGCCCGTCTGCAAGGGCGCTCCGTCCATGTAAAAAAATACATGATTGTCGTTTTCGTCCCCATCCCATTTATCCGGGGAGACAAGGACATGGAAAACGTGCTCGGGCTCGTCTTGCCAGTATCCGGAAACCGATAGCAGCTTGTTCATTTTTCTATCCTTTCTAGGTTGCGCCGGGATGGCGTGCCGCCACTATAAACATTCCCGGCGCATTGTGCAAGCTTTTTATTCGCCCTCGTAATCTTCCACATCGGATCGCATCGCGTCGATCGAATACTGTCCGTTGAGCAGCTCGCAAAGCAGCTGCAGGGCGTGGTCGATGGTCAGGCTGTCCGAGCCGATCCACTGGCGCAGGGCATCGGTGGTGATGGGTTTCATGCTGCGCCCTCCTCTGACAGCGATTCGGGAAAGCAGCGCTCCAGCACCGCTCGCGTGTCTTCAATAAAGTCAGCGACAGCGTCCAGCGGAAAGGTTTCCACCAGTTCCCACGGCGTAACATCTTCCACTTGCCACAATCCTTCTTCTGCCGTAAGCGCTCCGATAATCTCGGCATAGGTCATACCGTCCGGGTAATCGGATAGCCACTGGTCAAGGGCAAAACGCTCTGATTTTTTCATTCTGAATATCCTTTCTGAGTTATCCGCCGCGATTGGCGTGCCGCCACTATAAACAGAATCGCGGCGGATGTCAACAGGCGCGCGCTCCGCGTGCCACGGCACGCGGAAAACACTGCGCGCGCCACCGTCCGCGCACCACGGCGCGCGGCGCTCGGGAGAATTTCACACCACCACCCACCGAGGGCCGAGGCCCGGTTTCCAGCTAATAGTTAACCGCTATTAATCCGCCGGTTTCAATAGTTTCCCCCTATATCCACCGGCGGCTGCAGCTGGTTGCTAAGTGTTCAAGCGCTCAACAGCTCCAGCGCCCGCTGTTTTAGCGCGTTACCAGTGCCGAACCACGCGGATTCTAAGCGCGTGTTATCACTGCGGCCGCGCTCGTGGTCGACTAATTGCGTGACTGCATTTAGTGCTGCCCAGCGTGTACCAGCGACGCCTTTAATATCCGCGCCGATTGCTGCACCGTCAAACAATTCGAGAATGCGTTTATAACCTTTCGTTTCGTCGATCGGCTTCGCGCTGGTGTGGTACGGCTTCAACAATTCGGCCACGAATGAATCGCACTCTTCGCGCGTCATGCTGTGCCCGGCCAGCTGCCGCGACTGAATCATAAAACCCTCGAATTGATTTGCCACCACGCCCAGCTGCAGGCGCACGGCTTCCGCGTCGAAGCGCTCGCTGTGCAGCACGCGGACGGCTGATTTTAAATAACCCTTATCTGTTTCGGCCTCGCCTGATACCGGGCGGCCGTTGCTGTATCCGCCCACGGCGGCCGTTATGGTGTTATTGCACACGACACGAATAGCGGTGAATTTCGCAATGGTTGCCATTGTGCCGTCGTAACTTGTGCCGAGCAGTAGATAGGGTTTAACTATGTCCCCGTCGACTACCGGCGCGCCTTCGCCTACGCTGGCCAGTGCCCACACCCGGCGGCCATGCGACAGCGCGCCCGCTGTCTCAAGCTTGAACCCACCCAAGTTTACCAGCGTGCGGAAAAAGCTCATTACTTCGGACGGCTGCACCACGTTGTAGCCGTTAGACACTACGGCCAGCGGCGCGCCTGTGTCGGAGCGGTGCAATACTTTACGCTCCGGCCATGTCTGCATGCCGGTAACGCTCGGCGTCGTGTATTCAACGACGGATTCGAGCACGCGGTAATTTAGTCCGGCCTGTTCCGTCCATTGCTCAATAGTTGCATCCGGCGTCAGTGCCTGCCCGAGGCCGTGCCACGGGGTTGTGCCAGTGTAGGCCATTGCTGCGCGGCCGGTGGTTTCATCGATCATATGTGCCATGATTTAATTCTCCAGTATGTGTGCCGCTGCAATTGCAGCGACTAGAAACAGTTTATACCCTTTTTTTACTTTGTGCAAATTATTTTTGGCTTTGGTCAATAATCCACCACAGCACAATCAAAACAGCTATGACGGCGAACATGCATCGCCCCCGATATCCCCGGCCACATGGTGGCGCAACAGCGAGCCGGACGGGAGCGAGCGGGCAAAGCTTCGCACGGCCACAGCATCATCGGCGCGGCCGGTCTTTTTCAATCCGTGCCACTGAATAGCCGTCGGCCCGCCTGCGGCATAGCATCCGCCCTTCCCAGTGCCCACACGTTTTTTTCCGCTACCGTGCGCAACAAACACCACCACCAGCGAGCGATCACCACGGGCACACAATGGCGAGCCATTGCCGCATTGCTGGCACGTGAAATTATCGGCGAGTTCCGCCGGGCATTGTGCGAACAGCACACCATGCATACGTTGCGGCCACTGCGAGCCCAAGGGCGCAGCGTATACCGCCGGGCGGCCAAGCTCTACCGTACGTATGGCATCGGCCATGCTATCGCACGATGCATTAAATACTGTTTTTCCTTCGCGCGGTATCGGCAAAGCTTCCGCCGGGAAATGCGAATAAGTCCACGCCTTCCCATTGCGCGGCACTGCATCGGATACGGCCTGCATGTAATCAACGTCCACAGCAACAGCGCCGGATTCGCTGCGCGGATGCAATGCGCAGCTAGTCGGGCATGTTGCATAGGTTTCATGCTGGCCGCTGCGGTACGTGACAGCGATAGGGCCGGTCTTGCTGTTACCACTAACTGCGACGGTCTTAATCATGATTTATCCTTTCTGGGTTAGTACTGCAGAGCTAATTCTAGCAGAATTTTAAAACAGTGCAAGCTCTTCTGAAATTACTTTTTTCTCGGTCTTCGGCTTGTCCCGATACTTTGCCAAAAAAACGCGTAGCGCCTTCACGTTCGCGCGCGCCTCGCGTTGCAGCTCCGGCCCTTCCTCGCCCTGCAATTCGGCATAGTGGAAAAAGCCCTGCGCGGCGTCGGTATACTTGGCCAGCACGTAGGCGGCCTCGTGAATAATTAGCTCGTCGGCAAGCTCTTCCACCGGGCATTTATCGTCGACGGCGATAACGTCGGTCAGATGCATATAAAGCTCGTCACTGCGGAAAGCATCGCGGAGAATGCGCCTCATGATTTATCCTTTCTCGGTTGGTGTTGTCACGTGACAACAGCGATATTAGAACACAACTATTTATAGCCGTCAAGAACTTTCGACAATTATTTTTTGTTCCAGCTCTGCCCACGGCATACCCTTCGACGGCCATGCGGCCAGCGGGGCAATCCGCATGCCGTGCTCGGCCAAGGCAACAGCATCGAGGCCGCGATACAGGCACACCATGTCGGGCCGGGAGCGCGACGCCTTCCACAGGATCAGGACAAAGCAGGGGCGGCCAGCAAGGGCATGCCGGGTCAGGAATGCAATCTGATGCGGCCGCAGGCCCACGGCATACCCTTGGACCACCTTCAGCTCCATCATGGCAAAGCGGCGGCCCGCCCCCACCAGCATGTCGGAAATGCCAAGATTGACCCTGTTCTCGATGCGGTCAATGTCCAGCCCAGCCAGCCCTTTGCGGACCCGGGCCGAAAAAGCGGCCTCAGGTTTCATCAGAAAGGGGGCTAGGATCGATTTTCTCGAAAATGTCGGGTGGAGGGTCCTCCACACCGGGATCGAAGCTTGGATCGGCCTCCTTGGCGTTGCTGGAGGCTATCTCGTCGGGCGTAGCCTCGATCAGGCGGCCCGGCGGCCCGCCGTAGAGCTTTTTCAGCTCGTCCAGCTTCTTTTGGACCTCTTCCTTCGACATTTGATCGATCGTGCCGTGGCGGATTTCCTTTCGCTCGACGTAGATCGTCCCCAGCGCCTGCCCGCGCCGGTACTCGGCCTGCACCGCTGCTGAATACGCCCCAGCCTGCAGGGCGGCATCGCGGATGGTCTGCAGGTCCTTCATGTGCCGCTCGTAGGTCGTGTTGTACTTCGAGGCAAGCTCTGCGCGGTACGCCTGAATCGCCGCCACTACGTGAGGGCAGATATCCGGGTTGGTCAATTT